AAGGTAGAAAAGAAGGGTATGTTATAACGGAAGAAGATTTTAATTACGTTACATATTCAGACCCTTTTATTGCAACGATGTTAGCAGAGAATAGTAATGTTTGCTAACGTTGAATGTATGGGTAGTTTATTTACGGATTTAAAAACGATAACAAAATGAGTAAAGATTTAGAAGTACTAAAAGCTGATGTTAAAAAACTGATGTTAAAAGATTGGACTAAAACAGAAGTAACAAAACTTGATGAATTTATGGAAGATGTAATTATTGCTACAATGCTAGTAAATAAATTACCTATACATATTGTTACCAATTCGTGTTGCGACTATCCAAAATATAAAGACAGCAAAGTACAATTAAATACAGAAACTTGCCAAAATTGCTCGGTTACTAGACCAAAAGCAATATGATTGGTAACGGAATGGCTATGTGTAGTGCCGACCTTTAATAAATTACTACACTAAATAAATAAACACAATATTATGAGCAAAGAACAAAATAAACAAGAAGATGGCGAGGCATTACATATAGGTGGTGTTAGCACACGTTTTCTACCATTTGATAGCATATCTGATTTACTTAGAAAAGTAGAAAATATCAAAAAAGCACACAAAATTAAATCTGAAATATTTAGACAAACTTTAAAAGAAAAGGGAATAAAGTTTACTCCAATTGATGACTTTGGTGTGGCAATAGATATTGGACTACTATCAGAAAAAGATATGCGGTTTATAAAAAACCAAGATGACTCTTTTATTCAAAAAGTTTACGATGATAACGGAGTTGTTTCAAATGTGTGCTAACACAAGAATAAACACTGTGCTTTTTGCATTGTGTTTTATTTAATGTTATGCTAATCAAATCAAACATGAAAAAAACACCAAGAAAAAAAAGGTTTACAGGTAAAAAGAAAATCAACGCTAGGAAAATAGTGTATGACGGTATTCAGTTTCAAAGTTTACTAGAGCGTGATTTCTACAAAAAGATTAAGCTTTTTAACCTACCTCTACTATACGAACCTAAGACCTATGAGGTTTTACCCGCAATGAAAGCACCCGAAACGTTTAGGAACTTTAAAACGTGGGGTACTAAGTTTTTAGAGCGGTCTTCTAATACTCAGAATATGAAGTACACACCTGACTTCGTTTACGAGGGTGATAAGCATTATATTTACGTTGAAAATAAAGGTAGGCCAAATGAAAGCTATCCTTTGCGTAAAAAGCTATTCTTTGTGTATCTTAGCAAAATCAAAAATAGAGAGGTTTGGTTCTTCGAGCCTAAAAATCAAGTTCAAAATTCAATCGTAATTGAAAAGATAAAAGAAATACTTACATGAGAAAAAAAGGTGATAAGGTTTGCCCTGAGTGGGTAACATCGTTTAGCAACGATAACAAAAAATCTATTGAAGCTAAACAGTGTTTGGATTTTATAGATGCTCTTGAATTATATTTTACTGGAGCATCTTATGACAGCAAAGAATATAATAGCGAACCTGAGGAACATGACAGCATAGAGCCAAAGCATTATCTTTCTGAAATATTTGATGGTGCTGAACTAAAAGATATAATGGTAGAAACTCACGGTGTAATGGAAACAAAAACTTTCTTTAAGCTTAGTGCGTTTAAGTACCGATTAAGAGCGGGCAAGAAACCTAATCAAGATATTAAGCAGGATATTGAGAAAGCCCTTCGCTGCGAAATGATAGCAACTGAATTAAAAGGAAAAATACATGAGTAACGAAAACTACCTAAACGCCAACCCTGATTGGCGTTATTTTTTAGATAAAGATGTTAGGGTTAAGATAGATGCGGTTTTAAGGAAAACTGTAATACTACACTCTCAGGTTGGTACTAATCAGTTACCAGTTGGCATAAAAGAGTTGAGCATAAAAGAGCAGCGTAAGTTCGTTGATAAAGAGGAGTTAAGAATGCTTAAAGAAATAGAAGGGGTAGACCCTGAGTTTGTAGGTAATTTATTAGAAAAAATGGGAGAAATTAATTAGTATGGAACAGAACTTTTATTACAACGATGAAGCAACTGAAACTCCTAAAGAGGAGGAACATAAGCCCGAAAGACCACCAACTTGCGCTTGCAAAGGAATGACTGAATGCTTATGTTAATTTACAACTAAATATAATAATTTTGGGACGGAATAAAAGATACACCATTTTACCTAGCATAGCTAAAGAGCTTGGTATAAAGAATTTAAACCACTATAATAGATATAGATTAAGCCCACAAAAAGCAAAAGAACTTGCTGATTTAGAGAAAAGTAAAGTTTCGGTTGTAGATGAAACCCTGCATAGAGGAAACTTAAAAGACAATAGTTGGAAAGTCGCTTGGGTAAAAGAAGATGGCGTATCAGTTTTAGTTAAAAACCCTGACTTTAAGGAAGCAACGGTTGACTACGATACGCTTAGAGAAGATATGGTTTCTGAGATGGGGGAACTATCGCCCGTTGTTAAGCTATACAAAAGAAAACCCATCAAAGACCCGCATTGCTTAGTTTTAGATATTGCTGACCTACATATAGGTAAGCTAGCAACCGCTAATGGTACGGGAACTTTTTATAATCTAGATTTAGCAATTGAACGCGCAATAGTAGGGTCGGAGTCTTTAATAGACAAATCAAAACCTTACAATATTGATAAGGTGTTCTTTATCATTGGGAACGACATATTACATACCGACAACACCACAGGCAGCACAACAAAGGGAACGAGCCAAGATACGGACGGTATGTGGTATGATAATTTTAAAATTGCACGAGTAGTTTATGCTCAGATAATACAGCGGCTATCTAGCATTGCTCCTGTTCACGTTATGCATTGCCCATCTAACCATGACTACGTGACGGGGTTTATGCTTGCAGATGCTATTTCATGCTATTTCCACAATAACAAGAACGTTACGTTTGATGTAACTAATCAACACAGGAAATACATTTCTTACGGGAGTAACCTCCTTATGTTTAGTCATGGGAACACTGCGAAAATGGATAAGATGCCTTATTTAGCCGCTCACGAAAAGCCTCAGATGTGGGCCGATACGGTTTATAGATACTGCTACTTACATCATCTCCACCACAAGCAGTATCATAAGTTTCTAAGCGGTGCTGATTTTATAGGTATGACCGTTGAGTATTTAAGAAGCCCAAGTGAAAGCGATAATTGGCACTCGTCTCACGGATATACTGGTGCTAAAGTAGCTATTGAGGCTTTTATACACCACCCTTCTCAAGGGCAGGTTAGTCGGTTAAGTCATAACTTCTAGTAATGCGAAAGATATGCTTTGGTAGCTTTAAGATGCAATGCGGGTGGCAGTATTATAAACCGTTAAGAAGATGCGCATACCCTCTGAAAAGCGGCCAAGCTACCCGTATGGGTTTAGGGAGATATACGTAGAGGGTGAGGAAGATGAGGCTTGGGATAAGGTTGTAAAAGATAAGTTTCACCAAACCGATAACAAGCGCATCTATGTAGTTAAGAAAACTTTAACGAAAATAAAAGATATTGGTCTTAGTCAAGTTGATAGAGATGGTAATATTTTAAAGAAAGACAATCATACGCTACAATAAACTTCAATTTAAGCACAAAATAAAAAAGGGAAGGGGAAAACTTTTTAGAGTACCCAATAAATTAAATTACACACAAAATGGACAATTCATTTTATGACCGATTACTTGTTGAGGCACAAGAGTTGGCAACAAAAACAAATGCTTTAGATGATTTTATGAGAACGAAAAACTTTGTTGCCCTTGATAGGGAAAATAAAGATTTGCTTTACAAACAATCAAGATTGATGAACGAATATTTACAAATACTTGGACAAAGATTAGAATTGCTTGGGGGTAAATTCTCTTTTAAAAAGTAGTTCGTAAATTGTGATAGCGGGCTTTTTCTTTTTTATTATTAGAATAAACTTTAATTTTAAGATGGAATTAGCCCATTACACACAACGGTTTGAATATAATATGTTAAAACAATGAAAAAAGTAAAGGATATAGTTTACAAAGTTTTGTGCAAGCCTCTTTTGCTTCACAGTTTTTATAAGTACGGTATTCCTTACTGCTATTTATCAAGAACTATAGGGATTGATGGTAAATCAATATACTGCATTGTGTGGTATTTTAACAGCAATGGTGCTGAGCGAGGAAAGGTTAAATACACCCTTAAAAACCAAGAGTTAAAGCGCAACTACTCAAACCAAAGATACTTAGGTCATAAAATGTCAATTTACTTTTCCTACCGCCAACTCTTTAGGCTTTTTCAAAAGAATAAATTAAGAAAGGCTAACGCCAATATTGCGTAACTTTGCAGTATGGCTTCAATTGATTACATTCGCTCTGTAACCCGTAATATCTTAGATAAAGACGGTCATGGTTGGATAGGAGACAATAAGTTTAATAACATTATCTCTAACGTGCAAGACGAGGTGTTTAACGACATCTACACCATGTACACTCAAGCATTATCTAATAGACGTAGACTGCTAGAATATGGTGGTTTTCGCTATTCGGGGATAGGGCAAATACAAGATGACCTAAGACCGATGTATCGCTCAGGCGTTGTGCTAACACAAACGGCTAATAATAACTTTGCCTATCCTGATGACTATCGGTATATAATTGGTTTGAGTTACGCTAATAAAGATGTAGATATTCTAAACGATAATGATAATGTCAATTCTATATTAAATAGTTCAGGTGCGCCAACCGATAGATACCCTGCGGCTAGGTTAAACTACAATGTAGTTACAATGTACCCAACTACAATACAAGCAAGTGTTTCTTTAGATTACTACAAAAACCCTAGAGGTGTGAACGCTTCGGGTACACCTGTTAATCAATCTCCAACTTGGGCCTATAACGTAGTTAGCGGTAAAAGTATTTATAACGCTAGCAACTCTATTCAATTAGAATTACCCGAAAGCGCCTACAACAAAGTGATTGTTCGTTTACTTAGCAGGTACGGTATAAACTTACGCGAAGATCAATTAGTACAGTACGCAGACCGCGAAGAACTTAAAAATCAAAGTCAAGGATAATGGCTAGAAATAGGATACGATTAGAGGAGGTGGTGAATAACTACATGGCGAGAAGAGATGAGGACGATACTGACAAGTATGTATCACGCCCTAAGATGATAAGTATTGCTAAATCCTTATTAAGGGATATTTCTTACAGTGGTAGTTTTGCTTACCGCGCTATTCGGCTTGATATAAACACAGCAACTCAAACCGTAGAATTACCTAACGACTTTATAAAGATAAGTTTTGTTGGTGTTTTTGATGAAGGTACGGGTACGGTAGTGCCTTTAGGAACTAAACAGGAAATTAATATAGCGGGTGATATATTAAGAGACAACAATAGCGATGCCTTGTTAGATAGTGATGGTGTTGAGTTGTTGTCAGAAGTTATTAGAGCAACAACAGCCCAGCAAGATGATTTTTACACCGAACCTTATTTTAACAGGTATTACAATAATTTTAGCTTAGGTGGTCAGTACGGTCAGGGTGGTGGTAACAATGTGTTTGGCTATTATAGATTTAACGAACCTGATAACCGATTAGAGCTTGATTTAACAACATCAACTGATAAAATAGTCCTAGAGTATCAAGCAGACGTTTCAATTATGGAGAACCCCTTGCTAGACCCTGTATTTGAAGGTGTAATACATGAGGGAATGTATTGGAAGGCAATTAACCATAAGGCTAATGTACCTGCCAATGCAAAGTTTGATGCTAGAAGAGAATATTACAGGTTACTTAAAAATGCCATTTCTATCTCTAGGCAGAATACAAAACAAGAATACTTGCAGCAATTCAGAAAGAATACGCAAGCAACCCCTAAATATTAATTTTTAGATAACACCTTCGTATTACTTTAGCATCCCAAAGAGCGTTGTGTTTTTGACTATTCTCTGTCATTTCAGCAAACTCTTCGCGGCTTACGTCAGGGTCAATTCCCTTTATTTTAAATAAGGTGCAAAGGTCAAATGGTATGTAATATATAGATTTCGGGATATTAAAAGCGTGTCCCCAAATTTGATTAAACAACACCCAATCATAAGAAAGGCAGTCGCTCCAAATTTCCACGTTATCATAAGGTTCAATAAATCCCTCAATAGCTTTTCTTAATTGATTGGTGTTTATTGAGTTTGTGTTGTGCAAGTTTTCTATTACATTACCTCTCAACCAATCGTCAATTTGAGTTTTGTCGTAATCATTCAATTCGCAGTAAAGCTCTCTACCATCTTCGGCAATCATCCCAATACTAATTAAGGTAGTATTTTGATGTAGCCCTGTAAATTCAGTATCAAAAAAGATTCTCATTTTAATTTGTATTAATTTTTAGATAAAAACCACTTTAAGAGGGATAGCTTTGCTTTCATTATTGATAAGTGGGCTTTGTACTCAGGTGCTTCACTATCATTCATTTCTTTAATAGCAA